CGCTTCCGGCCGGGCAACTGCTCGAGCAGGACGCCGACGGCACCGGCTACGTCCCGTACGGCACCACAGAAGACGGCAAGGTCACCGCCATCCTGTACGCGCCGCTGAGCGCCTCCGATGCCGTCCGCCGTGCCACCGGCATCGTGCGCCTCGCAGAGGTCGCCGAAGCCCGCTTGACCGGCCTGGACGCCAAAGCCCGCACCGACCTGCTCGCGGCCTTCATCGCCGTTCGCTAAGCACCCACACGAATTCAGGAGAACACCATGGCTGATATGGCCCTGTTCAATGACGACGCCTTCTCCATGACGGCGCTCACCGCCAGCATCAACGAGCTGGAAACAACGCCCTCGCGGCTGGCCGCCCTCGGCCTGTTCGAAGAAGAGGGCATGACCGTCACCACCGCGCAGATCGAGCGCGACGGCGAAACGCTGCAGCTTGTCGCCTCGGCAGAGCGCGGCTCGCCCGGGCAAGTGGTTGTCGGCAGCAAGCGGCAAACCATTCCGTTCAACGCCGTGCACCTGCCGGAAATCGCCACCATCAAGGCCGACGAAGTGCAGAATCTGCGCGCCTTCGGCGAAGAGAGCGAACTCGAAGCCCTGCAGACCGTCGTGACCAAGCGCCTGCAGAAGATGCGCCGCCAGCTCGATGCCACGCACGAATTCCACCGCATCGGGGCCATCAAGGGCCAGATCCTCGACTCCGACGGCAAGTCGGTTCTGGTCGATCTGTTCGAGCGCTTCGGGCTGAAGCAACAGCACATGCCCATCCTCATCGGCGACGTGCGTTCCTCCACGCTGGAACTGCTGGACATGGTGGAGGATTCGCTCGGCGCCACACCGCACACGGGTGTGCGCGCCCTGTGCGGGCGCAATTTCTGGCGGCAGCTGATGACGTCCAAGGACATCCGCGAAACGTACCTCAACACCCAGATGGCCGCGGCGCTGCGTGGCGACCCGCGTGACACCTTCGACTTCGGCGGCGTCACCTGGGAGCGATATCGCGGGCGCGTCGGCAACGTGGGCTACATCGGCGACGACGAAGCCTACGCCGTGCCGGAAGGTGTGCCCGAGCTCTTCATCACCCGTTTCGCCCCGGCCGACTACATGGAGGCCGTCAACACCAACGGCCTGCCTTACTACGCCAAGCAGGAAGCCGGCAAGTTCGGCAAGGCCGTCGAACTGGAAGCGCAGTCGAACCCGCTGCACCTGTGCACCCGCCCGCGTGCCGTCATCAAGCTGTCGGCCGCGACGGGCAAGGCGGCCTGATATGACGTTTCGGGACAACGTTGTTGACCTGGACGAGGCCGTGTTCGAGACGCTCTCGGACGCGGTCCAGATCGAAGGGCGCACCGATCCCGTCATGGGCATGTTCTATTCGCCGTGGTTGGACGTGGAAACCATGCGCGGCCAGCGAACGGGCCTGCGTGAGCCGTTCGTGATCCTGCGCGATGCCGACGCGGCAGGCATTCGACAGCGTGCGCGCTTGCAGGCATTGGGCGAGCACTTCAGCGTTGTTGACGTGCAGCCCGACGGCTCGGGCACCACGAAACTCGTACTGAGGCCAGAACCATGTCCGTCACGCTAAAGGCCGAGCTCGACATCGCCGCAGCGCTCGCGCCGCTCAACCGCCTGGGCAAGGAAGCCATGCGCAACGCCTGGCGCCGCGCGCTGAAGAAGAGCGCCAACTGGGTAAAAGGCCAGACGGCAAAGCAAGTCTCAGCCGAGATGCACATCGCGCAGAAACTGGTTCGGCAGCGTCTCTACTTCTTCTTGCACAGCGCAGACAAAGGCAAGGTCTGGCTCGGCCTCAACGCCATCGAGGCACACCGGCTCGGCAACCCGCGCCAAACGCGGCGCGGCGTGTCTGTCGGCCGGCATCGATTCGACAAGGCGTGGATCTACCGTAGCAAGCGCGGCAGCACGAGCGACGGCAAGGTATTCCGCCGCGTCGGCAAGGCGCGCATGCCCATCGAGGGCGTCAAACTCGACTGGGCAGACAAGGGCGAAGCCGCTTTCCGCAAAGCCGCCGCAGAGATTGAAGCGCGCCTCATGGTCTTACTGGAGCAGGAAGTGAAATACGAAATCCTCAAGGCGACCGGTCGTGCTCGCTGATCTGCAGCAACTGTTCGACGCCGTGGAATCGCACCTCAAAGCGCAATTCCCCGACGTCGCCCTCATCGGCTGGGCACCTGAAATCGAAGACAGCATGCCGCTGCCGGCCATCCTGCTGTACGTCGGCGCGCTCCGCCCGGGCACCGACCCCGGCACCGGCCAACCGCCCATCAACATCGTGATCGAGCTGCGCGTCGTTGGCGACCCGACCGAGCCAAACGCCGAGGCCGCCATGTGGGCACTCGCCGCACGGCTCATCAAGGTCTTGCACCACCAAACGTGGGGCCTGCCCGTCACCATGGCCGAGCTGGAGAGCGACGGCTTCCACCCAGACGGCATGCGCCCCGACCTCGACGGCTACAGCGTCATCGCCGCTGAATGGCGGCATGAGTTCGACCTCGGGCCGCCCGAATGGGCGTTTGAAGACACCAGCGGCATGACCGTCGATTTCGACATCCAGCCGCGCCACAGCGAGGCTGACCATGGGCTACGAAGCGGGTGAGGCAGACCGGCGGCTGGCGTGCATCGTGCAGGCCGGCGTGATAGCGCAGGTCGACCACGCCGCCGCCCGCTGCACCGTTACCGTTGCTGACTGGACGTCAGACTGGCTGCCGTGGTGGTCGCGTGCTGCCGGCGCCGTGCGCGAATGGCGCCCGCCGTCGCCGGGTGAGCAGGCATTGCTCGTCTCGCCGTCCGGCTGCCTTGAAGGCGGCTTTGTCCTGGCGGGCTTCTACACGGACCAGCACGGCGGCGCGAATGGTCAATCGTCAGATCTGACCGCCACCGACTACCCCGATGGCGCCCGCGAGCATTACGACCACGCCGCGCACGAATACCGGCTTGCCGTACCGGAAGGCGGGCAAATCGTCCTGCAGGTCGGCGATACATCGCTCACGCTGCGCGCCGACGGCGCCGTACTGAAAGCGCCGCAGCTGCGCGCCGACGTGCCGGCATCCACCTTCACGGGCAATGCCCTCGTGGAAAAGGCGCTCGCGTTCATGGGCGGCCTGTCAGGGCAGGGCGCCGCCGGCGGCACCGCCGTCGCCATCCAAGGCGGCATCCAAGCCACAGACGATGTGGTCGCCGGCGATGTATCCCTGCGCGGCCATTCGCACATGGAGCAGGGCGACGGCGCCCCGGTGGGCAACCCGTTCTAGCTGCAGCACATATCAATCGCAAGGCGGCCAAGTGCCGCCTTTTTTCATTGGAGGCACCGTGGCCGTCGTCGGCATGAACAGACGCACGGGAGCGCTGCTCTCGGGCATGGACCACCTCCTGCAAAGCCTGACCGACATCCTGAGCACACGACGCGGCACCCGGCGGGAGCGGCCGGAATACGGCAGCGATCTACCCGACAAGGTGGACTTGCCCATCACGCGCGGCTGGGTTGCCGCGGCGCAGGCAGAAGCGGCACGCGCCATCACACGGTGGGAGCCGCGCCTGCGCCTCTCGCGCGTGCGGGTGGAGGGCATTGAAGACGGTCGAGTGGTCTGGCGTGTCGTCGGCATCTACAACGAGCGGGCCGTCGATCTCAAGGTGACGTCATGAGCGTAATCGACCTGTCCGCATTGCCGCCGCCCGACGTTGTCGAACCACTCGACTTCGAGGCGTCCTACCAGCGACTCCTCTCGACTTTCATTGGGCTCTGTCCGGAATGGTCGGCCACCATGGAATCCGACCCCGTGGTCAAGCTGATCGAGCTGCTCGCGTACGTCGACGTCCAACAGCGCGCGCACGTCAACGACTCCGCACGCTCGACCATGCTCGGCTTTGCTGTCGGCGCAGATCTGGAACATCTGGCCGCCGGCCTCGATACGAAGCGACTCATTGCTGTGCCGGGCGACCCGGATGCGTTTCCGCCGGTCGCCCCAGTCATGGAATCGGAAGCCAGTCTGCGCACGCGCGCACAGGGCGCCTTCGAGCGGTTGTCGGTCGCCGGTCCGCGTGCCGCGTACGAGCTTCATGCCCGCGCCGCAGACGGCCGCGTGGCAGACGCAAGGGCCATCTCGCCGGCGCCGGCGGAAGTCATTGTGTCGGTGCTCAGCAATGAGGGCGACGGCACCGCCTCCGACGAACTGGTCGAGCGCGTGCGCCAAGCGCTCGGCGATGAAGACGTCCGCCCTCTGGGCGACCGGCTGACCGTGCAAGCGGCGCGCATCATCCCGTACCGCCTGCGCGTCGTGCTGTACCACTACCCGGGCCCCGAAGCCGAGCCCATGGTTGCGGCCGCATGGGAGCGCCTCCAAGCCTACGCCCAAGAGCAACGCCGCATCGGCCGAGATGTCCGCCGGTCCGCCATCTTTGCCGCGGCGCACGTCGCTGGCGTGCAGCGTGTGGAAGTTGCCGAGCCCGCCGAAGACATCATCGTCGACCTGACAGAGGCGTCTTACTGCACTGGCATCGACGTTGTTGTCGGGGGCGCGGATGAGTGACAAAACGCTGCTGCCCGCAAATGCAACGCCGCTGGAGCGCGCCCTGGCGCAGACCATCCTCACGCTGCTCGACACACCCGTTCCGCTGAATCAGCTTTGGGATGCGGACACCTGCCCCGTGCGGCTGCTGCCCTACCTGGCAACCGCCCGCTCGGTCGACCGCTGGAATGCCAACTGGCCGGAAGAGGTCAAGCGCCGCGTTGTGCGAGACGCGTTTGCCGTGCACCAGCGAAAGGGCACAGCGGGCGCCCTGCGGCGTGCACTTGAACCGTTGGGCTATCGACTGACGATTCAAGAGTGGTGGCAAACGCAGCCGCCCGGCCACCGGGGCACGTTCTCGCTAGACGTTGGCATCGAAAACACTGGCGTCACCGAGGCAACCTACCAAGAGATCGAGCAGATCGTCGACGACGTTCGGCCGCTCTCGCGCCACCTCACCGGCTTGACCGTCAGCGCCGAGATTGCCGGGAACGTTGGCGCGCACGCCGCCTGCGTCGATGGCGACACGGTGACGGTGTACCCGTACATGCCCGAGGTTGTTACCTCAGAAGGCGCCACCCATTCGGCGGTGGCTGCCCACGTTGTTGAAATTACTACGGTATCGAATGGCTAAGTACTTTGCGACTTTGACGGAGACGGGCGAAGCCAAGATGGCTCGCGCGCTGCTCTCCAATACGATGGTCCCGCTCACCGAGATGGCCGTGGGCGATGGCGGTATCGACGGCGGTTCGGACGCGGATGTGATGCCCAGCGCCGTCCAACGCGCCCTGGTGCGCGAACGCCTGCGCCGGCCCTTGAACCGCCTCGTTCGCGACGACAAGAACGCAAGCATCGTCATTGCCGAGGTCTACCTGCCCGAAGAGGTGGGCGGATGGTGGTCGCGTGAACTCGGTCTGTACGACGAAGATGGCGACCTGTTCGCGGTTGCCAACGTGCCGCCCAGCTACAAGCCGGTGCTCGCAGAAGGCTCCGGGCGTGGTCAGTTCTTCCGGATGATGCTGATCCACAAGGCCGCCGGCAACATCGTTCTGAAGATCGATCCAGCCGTCGTCGTGGCAACGCGCGAGTATGTCGACGAGCAGGTAACTGCCGTTCGCATGGCCGTCACGGAAGCAGAGAACCGATACGCGACGAAAGCGTCGGTCGCGGCCCTATCAGGGCATGTCGATGAAGTCGCAAAGGTTGCATCAGATGCCCTGCCACGTTCCGGCGGTACGCTCACGGGCGTTCTGGATATCAGCGGCACATCCAACGAGCTGCGCCTGACCGACACCGCGGCGCCGCTCACCGTTGGGCGCTTTCGCATCGTACCCGGCGGCGGCCATCTCATCATCGATCGGAACACGGCAGAGGACGGGTCGTTCTCCACGTACGTACGCGTCTGCACGATCGACGGAAACGGCAACATGGCGACGCCGGCAGGGATCGTGGCCGATCTGTTCAAGACACGCGCTGGGGTGAACCTCCCGGCGTACAACAACGACGGGCGCGGCTTCCTGGAGTTCGGTGGCGATACCGTCATCTGGCGCCTTTTCATGGCCGGCCCCACTGGCAATCTGATCCTCGG